CTGTTCGTATACCAGTAAACTCAGCAAACCCTTAGGAGATAAATTATGGCAATAACATCGGCAGTTTGCACAAGTTTTAAAGTAGAACTTTTAAAAGGAGTTCATAATTTTACAGCAACAACAGGGGACACATTTAAGATCGCATTGTATACAAGTTCCGCAACTTTAGGAGCTTCAACTACAGCTTTTTCAACAACAAATGAAATTACAAATTCATCAGGAAGTGCCTATACTTCTGGTGGTGCAACTCTAACAAGTGTTACACCTGTAGCGTCAAGCACAACTGCAGTTTGTGATTTTGCTGACGTTAGTTACACAGATGCATCATTTACAGCTAACGGTGCGTTAATTTACAATGACGACGCTTCAGGAGACCCTGCCTGCGCAGTAATAGCTTTTGGCGGAGATAAAACTGTAACTAGTGGTACGTTCACTATTCAATTCCCTACAGCAGACGCAACTAACGCAATCATAAGATTAGCGTAAGGGAGAACAACGGATGTCCGTTGATAGAACATACACGGTCACGGTCGTCGGTGGCAACCCGTCAAATCATCCTTATTATAATCAAGGTTCATCAAATAAATATGGAATCGATGGTTCAACAGCCACAGCAGATGTAACTTTAACTTTAGTTGAAGAGGGAACTTTTCGTTTTGATCAATCAGATTCATCAAACAGTGGTCACCCATTAAGATTTTCTACTACCGCAAACGGAACACACTCAGGAGGCAGTGAGTATACCACCGGAGTGACCACCAATGGAACTCCAGGATCCTCTGGGGCTTATACGGAAATAACTGTAGCCGCTGGTGCACCAACCTTATATTATTATTGTACTAACCACAGCAAAATGGGTTGGACAGCTAATACCGTAGATGAAGATGTGTGGGGTGCAGGTAATTGGAGTGCAAATCGTTGGGGTATTAAAGATGCATTTGTTTTAGGTTGGGGTGCACAATCTTGGAATGATGGTGAATGGGGTGAATTAAATGATGTTTCATTTAGCGTAACAGGAGTTTCTGCAACAGCCAGTGTAGGATCTGTTTCAGTTGATGCACAAATAGCAATTGGTTGGGGACAAGACGGTTGGGGTGTTGAAAACTATGGACAATCAGGATTAACAGTAGAAGTAACAGCTCCTGATGCAATACAATCTAACGTATCCGCTAATGCTTGGAATGATGCTTCCTGGGGAGAAGGTCAAGGTTGGGGTATATTCTCATTATCTGTTGCAGATGTAATGGGACTAACAGGAGTTTCTTCAACATCCGGTGTTGGATCTGTAACACATGTAATTGATACAACATTTACACCAACAGGAGTTTCTACAACAGCAAGTGTTGGATCACCTCTTGTTGCACAAATAATTTTAGGATTAACAGGTCAGGCAATAACATCCTCTGTCGGCTCAATATCTCCTGCAGATGTAGTAGGTTTAACAGGAGTTTCTGCAACATTTGATGTTGGCAGTGTAAACATAGCCGCTAATCCAGTTATAAATGTTTCAGGTGTTCAAATAAACTCTAGTGTTGGAAGCATAGATCCGATAGCTGAAGTTGTTGGGTTGACAGGAGTTTCTGCAACTGCTAGTGTAGGTTCAGTAACTGTTGCTGACTTAGTGTTAGGATTAACAGGTGTTCAAACAACTAGTTCTGTGGCTGGATTTGGAACTGCAACTGGATTTGGAATTCAAGCATATCAAGCTATTGACACAGGTTCTAATACAAGTTATACAGACGTAGCAGCGTAACAGGAGATAAAAAATTATGGCATCAACATATACACCTTTAGGGGTAGAACTTCAGGCAACTGGTGAAAACGCCGGTACATGGGGGACTAAAACTAATACTAATTTACAAATCATAGAACAGATATCTGGTGGATATACTACACAAGCAGTAACAAGTGGTGGAACAGTAGCATTATCTGTTTCAGATGGGTCAACTGGAGCTACCATGTCTCACAGAATGATTGAGTTTACAGGATCATTATCTGATAATGCAATCGTTACAATACCTTTAGATACACAAACATTTTATTTTTTAAGAAACTCAACATCAGGTGCTTATACAGTTCAATTTAAATATACATCAGGTTCAGGAGATTCGTTTACTTTTTCAGCAACAGATAAAGGTGATGCTATTGTATTTGCAACTGCAAATGATGGCACTAACCCTGATATCGATACAATAGCTCTAGGTATCTCAAATGTAGTTGAGGACACTACGCCACAACTAGGTGGTAATTTAGATACAAATTCTTTCATGATTGACTTTGACGATGATCATGGAATTAGAGATGAAAATGGTAATGAACAATTACAGTTTCAAACAACAGCTTCAGCAGTTAACCACTTTGATATTACAAATGCAGCAACAGGAAATAACCCTTCTATTTCTGCAGTGGGTGGTGATAGTAACATAAGCATTAATCTAGTGCCAAAAGGAACTGGTGAAGTTCAAGCAAATGGTAGTGGATTAGCCACTACAGGAAAAGCTATTGCAATGGCATTAGTTTTCGGTTAAAAGGAGTACAAGGAGAATAAATTATGGCAGCACCAAATCTAGTAAATGTCGCAACGATAACAGCTAAGTCTGTGCAAGCAGCATTAACTACAACTTTAACAACAGAGGTTCTTGCGAACGCATCCTCTTCTGGGAAAGTATTTAAAATAAATAACATTTTAATAGCAAATATTGATGGGACTAACGCTGTCGATGTTTCTGTTTTCATAACTAAATCAGGCGGCTCACCACTTGCAATAGCAAGTACAATTTCTGTGCCTGCTGATGCAACACTAACTGTTATTGATAAAGATACTGGTCTATATTTAGAAGAAGGTGATAATATCGAAGCAGGAGCTGGAGCAGCATCAGACGCTGTTATCACTATAAATTACGAAGAACTAAGTTAAGGAGCTTTATAAGCTATGGCTTTAGGAGTTACAGGAGCAAATGGCGGAATTATAGGTCCGACTAATAGTCCAGTTCAATCTAGGAATAATACTACTTTTAATACTAGTGCGCCTGGAGGACACACGTTTCATCCTGCAACAACAGGTATTGATTACATAATTGTAGCAGGAAGTGGTGGAAGAAATCCTACAGGAATTGGAAACAGTGGTTCAGGAGGCGGTGGAATGAAAGTTTCAGAAAGTAATTTTGCAACTCCAGTTACTGGTGGTGGAACAACAGGAGCAATAACTATCGGAGGAGCAGGAGGCGGAGGATCACAAGGCGGACCTTCAAGCATAGCAGCCGGTGGTGGTATTCCAACAACGATTTCAACATCTGGTGGCGGAGGCGGAAAAGCCCGAGGACAACCAGGACAAGGTGGCGGATCTGGATCTGGAGGCGGAGACGGATACCCATCTAATGTTACATCTGGTGGCCCTAGTGTATCAGGAGAAGGAAATCCTGGAGGACCGGGCGGACCGGGAGAGCCATCGGGAGGTGGCGGCGGAAAAGGAGGCGCAGGTGGAGCACCTGGCGGACATCCTCAATACGGACCGGGACCTGGTTATCTTAGCGACATTGAAAGTCCGGGATCTGCTCCAGTAACTTTAGCTTACGCTACAGGCGGTAGTGGAGAAGGAGCACCTGGTGATGCAAGTTTTGGAAATAATCAATACTATCCTGGAGGTAGTTCAACCGGCACAGGTAGATCTAATAGCGGCATGGGAACTTTATATGGAGATAGTGTTAATGGAGTTGTAGTCATCTCTGAGAATGGTGGTAGAGCTGTTACTGCTTCAGGTGTTTGGACACTAAAAGAACAGTTTGATGAAAAAAAAGATGGAGTGTGGACATCATAATGGATTATTGGTTTGCAGAAATAGACTCACAAAATAAAGTAATAAGTGTTATTGTTTGTGATCCCTCTTTAATAGAATCAACACCACATTCAGAAAATGGTGTATCTTGGATACAAACCTATAAAGATGGAACTAGAGGCGTATATGCTGGAATAGGTATGACTTACAATTCTTCTAAAGATAAATTTATCGAAGAACAGCCCTTTCCATCATGGACACTACAAGAAGATGATACATGGCAATCGCCAGTAGGACCAACACCAGATAATCCAATGGTTGGAGATACCCCAGAATTTTCACAATGGTGGGATGAAGACAATCAAAGATTTTTAAGATATAGAATGGCTGATCCCTCACCAAGACAAAACTATGTTTGGAACCCCAGTTCATCAGCATGGGAAGAGATAGACCTATAATATCAGACAGAACAACTTGGCAAAACATATAAGATAGTGTAAAACATTTCATTTATTGAAAGATGAATCACACTAAACATGTTTATTGGTATTTTGAGTCGGTCTTACCTGACAGATTTTGTGACCACGTAATTAAGTTAGGTAATAGTAAACAAGAAAAGTTAGGTGTTACAGGAGCAGAAACAAAAAAAGAGAAGTTAAGTGAAGAAGAAATAAATAATTTAAAATTAAAAAGAGATAGCAATATAGTTTGGTTAAATGACCAATGGATTTACAATATGATTCATCCATACATACATATAGCTAATAAAAATTCAGGTTGGAACTACGAGTGGAGTTGGTCTGAATCATGTCAGTTTACAAAATATAAATTAAATCAACACTACGATTGGCACAAAGATACTTTTGACGAACCCTTTGGAGATGAAAAAAGTGTAGAACAAAGGGGTAAAATTAGAAAATTATCTTTATCTTGTTTATTATCAGACCCTAAAGACTATGAAGGTGGCGATATGGAGTTTCAACCACGAGACCGTGATGATCCTAATTTTATTTTAACAACTGAGAAAATTAGAAAAAAAGGAACTATAATAATTTTTCCCTCTTATGTTTGGCACAGAGTTAAGCCAGTTACTCAGGGAACTAGATATTCTTTAGTTGTTTGGAATTTAGGAAAACCTTATGTATAGGAGAGATTGAATGACTTTTGAAACAAATAAATATCTAGTTATTAAAAATGCCATATCAAATGAATTAGCTAATTTTGTTTATGATTATTTTTTACTAAAAAGAAATGTTGCCTCTACTTTGTTTGATAGACAATGGATTAGTCCCTTTGAACAAATGCACGGACATTGGCAAGATTCACAGATTCCTAACACGTACTCTATATACGGAGACCCAGTTATGGAAACTTTATTAATAAAAGTTTTACCTGAAATGGAAAAACAAACTAATTTAAAATTAATTCCTACATACTCTTACGCAAGAATATATAAAAAAGGTGATGAATTAAAAAGACACAAGGATAGACCTAGTTGTGAGATATCCACTACATTAAATCTTGGTGGTGATTCGTGGCCTATATTTTTAGAACCGTCTGGCAATCAAGGCATGAAAGGCGAACAAATTAATTTAGAACCAGGAGATATGTTAATTTATAGAGGTTGTGACTTAGAACATTGGAGAGAGCCTTTTGCTGGAAATGTTTGTGGTCAAGTTTTTTTACATTATAATAATTTTGCAACTCAAGGAGAGAAAAATAAGTTTGATGGTAGACCGCATTTAGGATTACCAAAAGAAATAAATGTTAAATAAAACATATAACTGGGGACCTTTAGTATACGCAACAAAAATAAATAATGAAGAAAATAAAATTCTTCTAGATTCTGTTATTAAAGATAACACTACTTACACGAAAGAATTAGCCAACACTGTTAAAGAAGAATATCCATTTGATCCTGTAATTTTTACTAAAACATTAAATAATTATTTTGCATCTTTTTTAAATCAATATTGTTCTTGGTATAATATAAAAGAAAAACCTCAGTTAAAACTAACTCATTCTTGGATTAATTTTATGAAAAAAGGAGAGTTTGTACCTATGCATGATCATGAAGCTGATTTTAGTTCTGTGTTATATTTAAAAGTTAATACTATAAAAGGTCACGAACATTTTAAAAAAAAGTTTTCAGGTCCAGGTGCAATTATATTTAAATATGGTGAAAAGAGAAAACACAATATAGATAGGATTATAATTCAACCCGAAAAAAATGATTTTATTATTTTTCCATCAAATTTGACACATTTTGTATATCCTTTTGAATCGGATGAAGAAAGAATTTGTATTGCCGCTAATTATGTAATATAAGATTAGACTATATTTAAAGCATAAATCCTGTATAATAGGTGCCTTATGTTACAGAAAATTGGATTCCAACCAGGTATTAATAAACAAATTACAGCCACAGGGGCAGAAGGTCAGTGGATAGACTGTGATAATGTTCGATTTAGATATGGTATCCCTGAAAAGATAGGGGGATGGAATCAGTTAGGACAACTAAACTCTAACGAGTTAACAGGGGCTGCTAGAGGACTACACCACTTTGTAAATGCAGCAGGTAGAAGATATGCTATAGTTGGAACTAATAGAATATTATACGCTTTTTCTGGAGATGTCTTTTATGACATACACCCAATTAAAACTACAACAACTCTTACAAGTGCATTTACCACGACTAACGGATCAGCGTCTGTTACACTAACATTTTCAACAGCTCATGGAATATCACCCAACGATATAATTTTATTAGATAACTTTACAACTATAACAGGATCTAATTTTGCAGCATCTGATTTTGATGATAAAAAATTTATGGTTACGTCTGTTCCCACTGCTACAACTTTAACAATCACAATGCCATCGAATGAATCAGGATCTGGTGCAACAACATCAGGCGGTATTAGAGTACAACATTACTATCCTGTTGGATCTGCTGTTCAAGAAAAAGGTTATGGTTGGGGTTTGGGTTCTTATGGAGGTGAGGATACAGGAGCTGTCACAACTACTTTAAACGGTGCGATAGACGCCAGCACAACAACTATAGTATTAACGAGTGCGGTGCAGTTTCCATCTACAGGAACTAGCTTCGTTTTAATTGGATCAGAAATGATACAGTACACAGGTATAAGTGGCAACACTTTAACAGGTGTAACGCGAGGCACTCGAGGAACCACAGCTGCATCTCATAGTGATGGAGCTACTGTCACTAATGGTACAGATTATGGAGCATGGAATGAACAAACACAAGAAGGTTTAGCTTTAGATCCAGGTATGTGGTCTATAGATAATTTTGGAGATAAAGCTATTTGTTTAATACATGACAGTGCAGTTTTTTCTTGGGACTCTAGTTTAGGTAATGCAACAGAAACTAGAGCAGCTATAATCACAGGAGCACCCACAGCATCAAGACATATGGTTGTATCAACACCGGATCGTCACTTAGTATTTTATGGAACAGAGACGACTATTGGTAGTCCAGAAACTCAAGACGATATGTTTATTAGATTCTCTGACCAAGAGGATATTAATACATACACACCCACAGCAACTAACACAGCTGGTACACAGAGACTTGCCGATGGTTCTAAAATAATGGGAGCCATTAGAGGTAGGGATGCACTTTACGTTTGGACCGATACTTCGTTATTTACACAACGTTTTGTTGGTCAACCTTTTACCTTTGCGTTTGCACAGGTCGGAACTAACTGTGGATTAGTTGGACAAAACGCATGTGTAGAAGTTGATGGTGCTGCATATTGGATGTCAGAGAATGGTTTTTTTAGATATGGTGGTAGACTAGAATCTTTACCTTGTTTGGTAGAGGATCATGTTTACGATGATATAAATTTAGCATCAGGGAATCAAATGGTCTCCGCAGGTCTAAATAATCTTTTTGGTGAAGTCATATGGTTTTATCCATCTGCTACATCAGATGTAGTTAATAAGCAGGTTACTTATAATTATTTTGATTCATCGCCACAAAGACCTGTTTGGACCATTGGAACTTTAGCTAGAACAATGTGGAGAGATTCTGCTGTTTTTAATAAACCTCACGCTTTAGAATACACTGCAGATAACGATTCATCTTTTGATGTTGTGGGCAACACAGAGGGTAGAACTGCATATTATGAACATGAAGTTGGAACTGATCAAAATAAAAATGGTACCATAACTGCGGTGACATCAAATATTGAATCAGGAGATTTTGATATTACAGCACAAAGAACAGCACAAGGTCAACAGACAGGTGTTGCAACATTTAGAGGTGACGGTGAATTTATAATGAAGATAAGAAGATTCATACCAGATTTTATATCACAAACAGGAAGCACTAGGGTTACATTACAATTAAAAAATTATTCAAATAGCAGTCAAGCAGGTTCTCCTCTTGGCCCTTTTGACGTTACATCCTCTACAACTAAAGTAGATACCAGAGCTAGAGCAAGAGCTATATCGTTAAAAATAGAAAATATAGCTGCTGAACAAAGTTGGAAGTTAGGAACTTTTAGATTAGATACACAACCAGACGGAAGAAGATAATGGCAAAGATTACACAGATTATAACTAGACCTGCACAAGAATACGATTATACCGTGGCAGAAGCTCAAGCTAGAGATTTAGATGGTGTAATAGAAAAACTTAACACTACATATCAACAAGATTTAAAGGATGAGGTAGAAGCACAAAACTTCTTTTTAAATTAATGGCTAATAGTTTTAAAAATAAAAAAGTAGATCTTACAACAACTGATCTTACAACATTATACACGGTGCCAAGTGCAACAACCACTGTTGTTAAATCACTGTTGGTATCCGAGGATGCCGGATCAGGGACCACGATAACTATAACTTTGGTTAATTCTAGTGGTGCAATATTTAATCTATTTAAAGATAAGGCCATAGGATCTAAGGAAACAACAGAACTTTTAACTCAACCTCTTGTAATGGAAGAGAGTGAGATACTTAAAGTACAAGCTGCACAAGCTAATGAATTACATGTAGTAGCGTCAATATTAGAAATCCAACCAAGGGAGGTAACAGCATAATGGATAACATAGTAGAATTAAAACCAGAAAAGATCATAGAAAAGATCTCTAACAAGAAAACAGGCGAGGAATATAAGAGTGATGGAGAGTGGAAATCAAAAGGTATATCTCCAGATGATATTCGAAGGGATGTGACTGTGATCATGCCAAGCCTTGATTTATTAGGAAAAACAAAATAGAATAGACAAATGGCCATATCAAACGTACAACAAGCTAGACAGATGTATAATAAAGGTAGTAAAAAACCTGTTACACAAGCTGGAGTTAAGAATTTTCTTGGTAAACAAGAAATGGTTACGGCCCCTAAATTTTGGTTATCAGAACCAGACCATGTTAAAGCTAAACTAGCTTACATAACAGATGAAGAAGAAAAAATATTAATAGATAAAAATTTATATGGATCTTTAAAAGGTAAACCTAATAAAGGACCTGCGGGACTTCCTAGCCTTCAAGGTGGAGATGCTGGTGGACTTGGAGGAGATGGACCATCAGGAAACGATTCTGGGGGAGATTCTAGGGGAGATGCTAGAGATAGAGCGATGGGCCTTCAAGGAAAAACGGGTAGAGCAGATAAATCTTTAGATACTGGTGGAGGTTTTGGCAACGTAGACAGAAGTAAAGTTGGTCAGTTTTCACAATACGGTAGAAACGTAATGACTCAAAACTTACAAAGCTTACAGCCTAGTCCAGCGCAAAGAGCTTTTGATTTTTACAAAAAATATTCTCCGTTAGGATTAGTTACAAGGGGAGTTACAAATGTTTTTGGTAAAATTGGTTCTAAATTTGGTCCTAAATCTTTTACAGATAAGTATGGTTATGCAACAGATTATCAAGGAACAACAGGACCGTCATCAATTGATGATGATGATGACAATAACATAGGCGGTGAAGGCGGTATGCCTCTTTGGATGCAATTAGGTTTTCCTAGTCAAGCAGCTTATTTAGCGTCATTACAACCACAAGCAGGACTACCTGCAGCAAAAGCACCTACACAAACTATGAATTTAAATAGAATAGCTTACAGGCTTATGGCTGATGGTGGATTTTTAGATGATGAAATAGATGAAAGACAAGCTTATGGTTTAGGTAGTATTGTTAAAAAAGCATTTAAGACAGTTAGAAAACCTTTTAAAGCTGTAACTAAAACTTTAAAAAAAGTTGCAAAGAGTCCTTTAGGTAAGATAGCTTTAGCAGTTGCAGCACCTTATGCGTTAGGACCTGCGGTTGGAGGATCACAGTTTTTAGCTGGATTATCAGCTGCACAAAAAGCAGCATTAATATCTGGTGCAACAACAGGTATCACGCAACTTGCATCAGGTGAAGATTTAGATTTAAAAGACATTGCATTATCTGCAGCAATAGGTGGAGTAAGTGCAAGCGCATTTCCTCCGGGAGGTAAACCAGGAGTTGATGGAAAAGCATTTAATGCAGCTAGAACATCAGCTGGACGACAAGCTTTAGATCCATCAACTTTAGCTAGTAGAGCAAGAGTTGCTAGTGATGTGGCTCCTAAAAATACATCTTTTTTAAGAGATTCATTCATGGGTTCTAAAGGAAAAGGTATCGTTGATGTTGTTAGTTCAACAGCAGAAGACCCAAGTTTATTTACTAAAATAGCAGAGGGAGTTAGAAATATTGGTGGTAAAGGTTTAGAATTTGCAAAAGAAAACCCATTTTTAACAATAGCCGGTGCATCAGGATTAGCAGGTCTAATGGCTAAACAACAAGAACAAGAAGAATTTGAAGAATTAGATAGAGGTCCAGGTATAGATATAGATGAAATTAGAAGAAGACCTTTTAAATATATGGCACCTAGATTTGCAGGTAGTCAATTTGATTTCTATGCTGCAGATGGTGGTAGAATAGGATACCAAGAAGCAGGCGCTGTGATGAGTGAAAAAGAAATGAAAAAGCTAGCTAAAAGTCCTTTATACAAAGGTTTTAAAATGATGTATGGTGTAGATCCACAACAAGCGAGAGATAACGATTCATACAAAGATAAATTTTTAATGTTTGAACAATTATATAAAAAAGGTTTTCAAAAGGGTGGTAAAGCAGAGCCAGTAGCTAAAAAGGTAATGCCTTTATTAGATATGGGCGGTATGGAAAAAGATTATAGAGCTGAAGGTGGATTTGTCCCTATTGGACGTATGGAAAAAGCAGATGATGTCCCTGCTAGATTATCTAAGAATGAGTTTGTATTTACGGCCGATGCGGTCAGAAATGCAGGTGACGGAGATGTGGACAAAGGGGCAGAAGTTATGTATAACATGATGAAAAACCTCGAGGCCGGAGGTGACGTATCTGAAGAATCGCAAGGCTTACAAGGCGCAAGAAGAATGTTTCAAACATCACAAAGATTAGAGGAAGTATTATAATGGCTGTACAAGAGCAAAGAACATTACCCGCACAATTTGTTGAAGATTTAGGTGTAGATCTAGCAAAACAGATCACGGCACAAACTGGTGTACCAATTGTAACCACAGGTATTACAGGTATATCACAACAACCAGGAGAAACCGCAGAGGGTTTTAAAGCAAGACAAGATGCAGCTAGAGCATTTACAACAAGACAACAAAGTCTAGCAGGACTCGCACCACAGGTTGCAGCAAGAGACCCATTACAAACTCAAGCACAACAAGTTGCACAAGCAGGTATAGGTTCTTTTCAACCTTTCTTAACAGAGGCAGGACAACAAGCAACAGCTGCTGGAACAACTCTAGGGGGTATAGGAACCGGAGCAACTGCATTTCAACAACAAGTCGGTGATTTTATGTCACCATACCAATCACAAGTAATTGATGCTTCATTAGCAGAATTTGATCGTAACCAAGCAATTAGAGAACAAGGTATACGAGATCAACAAGCGAAATTGGGTGTGCTCGGCGCGGGTCGAGCGGGCGTACAACTCGCCGAGTTTGGTACGGGGGCGGCAAGAGAACGTGCATTATTACAAGCAGGACTTTTGCAACAAGGTTTTCAACAAGCACAAGGAGCTAGACAGCAAGACATTGCAAATAGATTTGGTCTAGCACAAGCACAACAAGGTTTAGGTGGATTTCAAGCAGGACTTGGAGCACAACAACAAGCATTAACTAGTGGCGATGTAAGACAACTTGGAACATTGGGCGCACTGAACCAAGCGCAAGAACAAGCCCGACTTGATGCAGAAAGAGAAGCTATAAGACAAGCAACATTCCAACCACAAGAACAATTAGATAGGTATGCCGGTCAAGTCACTGGATTAATGGGTGGATATCCAGCTCAATTTCAACAATCAATCACACCTAATCCTACACCACTACAAACTGCATTAGGTGTTGGTACAACACTTGCTGGTATTTATGGAGCAGTAAATCCAAGACCATTATTTGCAGAGGGCGGTAGATTAGAGTATGCAGAAGGAACTGATAAAGAAGGTATTATGAAAATGGCAGATGTAGATCCACTACTTAAAGATGAATATGACCAATACGTTTTTGAAATGGAAGAGATGGGTAGAACACCTATGTCTTTTGAAGAATTTAAAAGAATGGTATTAGCAGGACAGGGTTAATAATGAATAGAACACTTAAAAGACCAATGTTTAGAATAGGTGGATCAGCAGGAACTGGTATTACATCAGGATTAGATCAACCAAGAAAACAATACAATCAAGGATCAAGACCAAATATAAGACAAATATCTGGACCAGATAGACTAAAAATGAATCTACCAAGAGTGGCTGGAGGAGCTGATGCAAGAGGTTTTATAGGAAGTAGAATGATGACTCAACCTATGAATACTAATCAATCTATTGCAGCTGCAGCACCAACATTATCAACTAGAGAAAGATTAACACAAGCACTAGGTGCAGGACGAAATAGAAATGTAAGTCAATTCTTAACTCAATTTGGTTTAAATTTATTATCACAAAGTCCAACAGGAAACATATTTCAAACTGCAGCAATGGCGGCCCAAGAACCAACAAAAGGTTTGTTTGATGATTTAAATAGAGAACAAGATTTAAAAAGACAGATTGCATTAGAGGCTGAAAGATTAGATATTGGTCAAGAACAAGCTAGAGAACTACAACTATTAAAAAGTTTAGATGACGATGATAGAAATGCTATCGAACAAGAAATACAAGCTAGAATGAATGATTTAGGTGAAAGTAGAGAAGAAGCATCTAGAATTGTTTTAGATAAA